TTTTCCAAGGTGTAGGCATAATAACTCTAGAATTTTCTCTATATCTTTCTTCAATATCTTTAATATACTCATGTCCTATATGTTTATCATGTCCCGCTTTTAAAGCATTTTCAATCATTATTTTGATTGAATCATAATCCCCTGCTTTAAGTAAATCTACAGAAGACATTAGTGCCTTTTTTAATTGTTGATTTCTACAAAAATTAGTAAATTCCTCTTGTACATATTCTAGATCTTCATCAGAGCTAACATATGCCTGCTTTAGTTGATCTTTAATTGAAATTTGTAAAACATCATTATCTATTTTTTGTAATTCTCCTTTTAAGATATCGAGAGTAGGAGTTGCATGGTACTTTTCATAGTACCTTAGGATTTCTTTAATTATCCATTTGTGTGATGAAGATTCAAAATCCTCATCACTTATTATATCATTAACATTGGTTAAAAATTCTTTATGTGTTAATAAAGAAGATATAACCTTGATTTGAAATTCCTTGCCGTATGAAGTAAGCGAATTTAATGTCATTTTATTTATAACCTTTAAAGTGTTCGAAATTATCTTTTACCCAATTTTCTAAATTTCTAATCATTCCTCCTAATTTATCTTCATTGTATAGTTGGATAAATAATTCAGAATTTAATTCGGGTAAATCCTCTCCAATCAAATCATCTAGGAATTGTTTTTCTCTATCATCAATCATTGGGATACTTAAATCCATAATTTTATAACTATTTTCTAATCTTTTTCTATCTAATACTATACGTGAATATACAACATGCTCCTTGTGTTTCCTAGCAGATATGTCGAAAATGTCATTTAAAGTTAATTCTTGTGTTGCTAATTCGGGAAATCGTTTAAATAGTCCTTTTTCACCTAACCCTTTAATTCCTGGTACTTTATCTGAAGCATCACCTAATAAGGTTTTATATAAAATAAAATTATGAGATAATACCCCAAATTTTTCCTTTACGGTTTTGGGGGTGTAATATTCCTTTTCTATTGGTCTATATAATATAATTTTATCAGTTACCAATTGAACAAAATCCTTATCGCTAGAAATTATAAAACAGGTCGAGTTATGTTTTTCAACTAGTTTTGTAGCTAACACGGCTATAACGTCATCCGCTTCCACTTTGTCGATTAGGGTGGTTTTAACGGGTAACATTTTTAAATACTGGATAAGACGCACTATCTGGTCAATTTTTGAGTCATGTTCGTCTCCTATATCCTCAAATACCTCCCAGTTAGTAACTCTTGATACATTCCTCCCAGATTTATATTCGGGGAGTAAATTCTTCCTATTATTAGAAGAACCTGCACCATCAAATACCATATACACTGAAGTGGGTTGCATTTGTCTTATTAAAGCACCTAAAGAACGTAGGGAACCGCCTAACCCCCCAATGTGGACTCCATCGGGGTTTACCATATTCATCATAGCAAAGTTTCTAAAGAATAGATTTAATCCATCTATCAACAATACTTTATCATGTTTATTTTGGGTAGGCGTTTCCCCTTGTTCCTGGACTTCGTCCAGTAACTTAAATAGTTCTTTATGCTTCATGTTTATTCGGGTTCTGCTATAAACTGGACTGTGTCAGTAGGGACATAACTTTCTTCTACAACATCAAAATCGGTACCACCTAATATGGCACTCCATTCTTCAGCATGTGAGGATTTATAATCTTTAAGTTCCTTCTCATCATCATTAATAAAACCATGAGGTGTCATTATAATTTTACCTCTAGTAGTCATACCATTAATGTGATTTTTATCAATTTGTAAGTTTACTCTTTTAGCAAATTCAACTTGTTTACCTTCCTTAATAGCTTTAATCTTAGAAGTCCCAGCATTAGATATATTACCAAATGTTACTACAAATGTAGAATCAAACCACATAGCAAATCCACCTTTGTTCATCAACTTTGGTTTACCCATAGGAGATTCTGCTTTAGCAGTCCAAACTTTATTAATACAAACTAATGTATTAGTATAGGTAGATGATTCTTTACGTGATAAAGTGATTCTTTGATTTACACTATTACCAAATTGAGTAGACATAGCACCTGCATTCCATTCATTGTTGTTCTTATTAGAACGTACTGATAGTTCACAAGGTACTGATCCAATTGAGTCCCATAGGAATAATAAATCATAGGGTAAATTGCCTTTTTTCTGCTCATCTATTAAATCTAAAATAAATGCGGCAACATCCTCTATTGTATGAAGTGTTTCCCTATCTACATAAATGAAATTACCATTATAATCAAGTATTTCATTAGTATCAGGATCTCTTTCAATATCAATATCTAAACCCATTTGGGTGGCATGTTCCCAATTCCATTTCATTTCAGTAATGATAAAAACTGGTAATATTTTTCGTTTTTGAGCTGAGACTGCTGCTTCAATTAAAGCTGTAGTTTTACCTGTATCTGAATGACCCCTTAAGATCACAATATGACCCATAGGGATACCAGGTATAGATGTAACATCTTGGAATGCTTGCGATAATGGAATCCATTCTTGATCCTTAAACTTTACATTTTTATCTAAACCTTTTTTATTCTTAAATTTGTTTAGATCGAAACTGCTCCTTACCTCAGCAGATACTGCTTCAGATAAGGATTTTGATTTCTTTTTAGCCATTAATCTTTCCAAGGTAAGTCATGTGTCCCACTTGGTTTTTCCTCAAATAATGAATCAAATTGATCCGATTTATTTTTCTTAACATTAGAGGTATCAACATTAAATTTTAATTTAGGTTCATCATTATCAAACCCTACAGCAGGTTCAGAAATAATAGAATCTTCATTATCCTCCTCAGGTGCTAACCATTTTTCTAAAGCAGATTTCATTTCATCAAATGTAAATTTCTTAAATTCAGCATTTGGATCTGGTTGTTCAGTTGTCCAAAGTGTTACCTCATCAGCTTTAGTACTAAGTGCGGATTCCTTCATCTTAACTCTAATAGATGATTTATTATATGGAGTACCAGTAGACTCAGGTCCAACTGTTTCAACAGTCATATCTCTACCATTTACAATATCAGTGTAATCACCAATTTCCTCATCAACAGCAAGTGAAAGTAATTCCTCATATACTTGTTTTCCGAATTGCCATAATCTAACTCCTTTTTCTTCCTCGCCTCTTACAACTACAGGAACAAAAATACGATTTTTAGCATCTAGTTTCTTAGCTAACATATAATTTTCCTTATTATATTCAGATCTAAGTTTAGTAGCAAATAATGCAATAGGATCTTTTTCACCATAATTTAATGGTGAGATCATCACTTTATTTGTAATCCCATAATAAAATCTAAGTTCGGTAAAAGGATTTTTAGGGGTAAATACAGATGGTACTATTCTAATTTGTTGTTTTCCAAGTGAGGGTTTCCAAAAAGTTAAACTATAATCTCGTTTTTGTCCTACATTGGTTTTTTGTTGGAGTCCATCCAACTTATTCTTAAGTGCTTCTAAGTCCATAATAACTATTTTTATTTATAACATTTATTTATTCTAATACATCAATATACAAACAATAATTCGGGTATCCAAATTATATGTTGATTATCTTAAAAGAAGGAATTTCTATTGGTATTAATAGCATTAAAATCTAGTTTGGGTTCATCCCTTTTAAGTCTTTTTAATGCCATATTAAAAGCTTGATCAAATTCCATTCTATAACTCAAATCAAGATCTTCTTCATCAGCTACATCATTAAGGTATTCTCCCATATATCCACCTTCAGTAGTATCTAAAAAGGGATTAAATTCTTCATTTAACGATTCTTCAAGTTTAGTTGATTCTCCATCATGACTAATCAAATACACTTTATTATATTTTGACATAAAACTATCTAATGAATCTTCACTAGTAATAGTTTTCCAATTTTTAGGGTTAGTAAAAAAGGTTTTGATATAATTTGAGTCTGTATTAGGGTAATTATCACTGAATATATCTATTACTTTTTTATTTTTAGATAAATTACCAGTTACAGATAAAATAGATTTTGAAGTATCTTTTATTGCCGTATTATAAACTATAAATCCTATTTCTTTGGGATCAACAAACCCAGGAGCTAATTTAGAATCATCAGATGCATACAATATTACCCCATCATCTATTAGATTAGAAGCTTGATTTTCATTAATTTGAATACCTGCAAGTTTTTGCATTCTCTTATATTCCTCTAATATAATCTTTTTTTTCATAGATCAATTATCTTATATATTTTTGTATTTAACTGATTTAAATCGTTATGCTGTGTTAACAGTATACAATTTTTATAGTGCTGCCAATCTACTTGGTAACTAGTATCTACAACACCACCATTTAAT